TGAATATCTGCCAATATATTTTTACTGGCTCCTGTGTTCCAATTAAAAGCAGAAGCAAGAGTAACAAGATGATCAGTGGGTAAATTGTAATTAACCGTAGCTTGGTATCCTCCTTTTATTTGATAAGTGAAGGACCCAAAAAACAACATTTGAGCATACATCCACTCTTTTCTACGATTAGAACGGTTGACTAAACCCGCCAATTCTTTTGCTAAACGAGCGGTTGCTGTTTTATATTCAGCATGTGTACCTTCTTTACGCAAATTGTTCAAAAACTCCTCATCAAAAGGCATTTTCTCTTTCCAATAAGCCGCTTCTGCCCTATGTGCAGCAATCCCATAAGGGGATGTCTGAGGGGCAGGAGATCCCGGTGGTACAAAGGGAGTCATTCCTCTTCCCCCTCTCTGACTCTCCCATTTCAAAGAACTTGAAGGAGCATCAATTTCAGGAAAAAGATTAGATAACAAAAGATCGGGTGGTTTCATAAAAGATTCTACAAACTTTTGTATAACTTCTAACCGCAATTCTGGTATATCACTACTTCCTCTTGGCATAACTTTTCACCTCCTTTTTTCATAAATTTTAACGAATATAAACATACTGTCCAAATGTGGAAGCACCTAAATCCACAATTGCCGCAGCATCGAGATTGGTTAATAGTCCTTCATATAGAACACAATTACCTAAAATCAAAGTAGAAACCGCTCCCTTTGATTTTTCCCCTGTACCTGTATTTACTGTTTTCTCAAGAATACCCACACAATCCGAATAGTTATTGGAACTGTTTCCTGCTTCCACAGAAATATGGGCTCTTCGAGCAGTTGTAAAACTCGTTGCACCAACAGCAGTCGTCACAGTAATGGCTGCTCTAAAAGAATCGGTTGTACGATCAATTGCAGTAATCGCCCCAAGATTTTCAGCAGCAGTAGAATTATCATTAATAATGATGTCATCCCCTACCATAAATTTATAACTATCTTCAAGAGTCACATATAAAGTTGTAGCAAGTGCCCCTGAATCCGTTATAAGATAGGCTCTCCCTATATCAATACTGACAGGGAATATGGTTGGATTATAAGGGACAAGCAAATTCAAACCCCCACCCGCTGAAATGTTTCTGGCAAGCGTTGTACCAGCCCTCACTAAATCATATCCTTTTTGCAGAGTAACAGGAACCCTTAAAGCTGCCATGTGATCAGAATAATACAGCTTTTTGTAATCCCACTGATTCCCATAATCCACAGCAGGTATATCAAACGGTGTATCTAACATTATACTTCACCTCCTTTTTATTTAAGTTTGATCTTTCTTTTTCTGCCCAGCAAGAGCAAGCAAACCTTCTGCTAACTCATTGTCTTTCTCTTCCTGTACTTTCTCTTCCTGGGTTTTTCCTGAATCTGTTTCTGTTTTTAAACTGAAACCCGTTCCCATCACTTTAGACACAACACCTTTGTTTATCCAATCATTAACTTCATCATCAATAGCTTTCATAAAAGTGTCTTTGTCAAGAATACCATCCTTAACAAATTTTCCATAAGAAACCATACTTCTTACTTTGTCATAAAGTCGTTCAGGAATATCACTATTCGCTAATTTTCCACTCCATATAGAATCAGCTATAGCAGTCAATTCATTCTCAGTACGAATAATGTCTTGTTTCTCCAATTTTAGAATTCGATCATTCTGATCTCCCAACAGTTTGTCTTTATCAACGATCTCTTTCTTGAATTGATCTCTTTCCTTAGAGAAAGAAGCCTCTAATTCCTTTTTGATACTTTCTTGAATTCCTTTTACCAATTCTGGATATTCTTTTGTAAGTTGTTCTATGTTTTCAATCGTCACTTCGCTCACCTCCTTTTCGTTTAAAGCATTTAAAGATTCTTCATCATAGTCAAATTCTTCATCACCACCTCCTCCTATCTCTTCAAATTCTATTTCTGTTTTCTCATTTTTTGAAAAAACAGAAGATTCTGTCTGTTTATCCCAACCAAATACACAAACAGAAGCTTCTTGAAACTCTGACTTGCGCCAGATAGATCCTGGTCCTTTAAATGTAAAACCATTCACTTCAGCAGATTTCCCTTCTTCAATTCGTTCTACTGAAGAAGGAACAGCATACATACTTGCCTGATAGGGGAATCCCTCAGAAGAAGTTTCCTGAAACTTGCGACTTTCTTCCGTATTCACAAATTTAGTCTTTTTTGGATCAAGAACAATAGAACCATTAACAATCGGTTTTCCAGTAAAACCTATCTTTGCATTAGTGTTGTGATTCTCAAGAACAGGATATTTACTACGAGAGAACTTCATTCCGTCAAGATCAATAACAAGATTGCTCCAATACCAATGATCCTTAATGACTCCCCCTGAATATACTGTCATCTTTAATTGTTTTTCCTCTCCAATATTTTCTGCAAAAGCAAAACAATCTTCCCCTGTTTGAACAAGTCTTAACGCTCCATTAGGAATCTCCTGCATCTTGGATTTCTTAGGATCTTCACTAAATTTGGAATTAGCTATCCTAATAGCTTTACCATCACAATCTTTTTCTCCTTTAGATTGACAATCCTTTAATACAGAATTGGCAATAGAAACCCACCTTTTTTTTTCAGCAGAAGTTTTCGCTTTTGATGTATGTTTTGGTACGTCTGCAATCGTCCATGGCATTTTATATCACCTCCTTATAATTAATTAAAAATCGCTACGTTTTCCTTAACCGGCATCTGTGATATTCAGTCATTAATCGCCTCCAAAAATTGCTCCGATTTTATATTTTAATCAACCAAATTGTTTTGATAACTGCGATCACATTTGCTCTTCTACACTCACCATTAAATCTTCTTCTCTCTTCTCTCCACTTGTTAGGGTAATTTGTAAGGCAAGATTATACATTCCATCAGTTCCGTCTTTAATCTTTACATATATATAAGGAGAAATTATAGAAGTACTTATTATCATACTCGTAGTAACATCTATCCCATCACTATACATTTTAATTATAGCAGAAGAAATACTATCCCCGCTTTCTATTCGAGAAGAGAAATCAATTTTAATAGTTTCCTCTTCCCAAGGCTGCTTATAATATATTTTGGGACTTAAACTCATATTCCCTCTCCTTTTCCATTATCTCTTAAGATCCAAGAAGTTCGTGATTAGCAAACACCTTAGCACTCGTACTGGCATCTTTATTCCACGATGCCACCCATTTATAAGAGTTCAAAATAGGACTACCTGCTCCTGCCGCAGCTATGGAAATAAAACTATGGGTAATTACTGTAAAAGGACCATCCACAACAGCATATTCAAACTTCCAACTAACAACATCTATCCCCGCTCCAGTATTATCGGTGTCACCATCATTGGTTTTGGGATAACCAATTGATTTAGCCTTTTCGCTGCCGGCGACTACAGTAAAATCGTCATAATCATCAGTTTTGCCAGGGGTTACTGGGCCCGCAGTCGCAAGATAAAGATTTGCGAAAACATTGGTTGGAGTTTCTCCACAAGCCTTTTGAGCATACCATTTATCTCCTTCATTAGTCATAATGTTTATAGCAGGAATATATCTCTTTCTTCCTGTCTTGTAATTCTCTAAGACCAGAACCACATCATGCTTTTTAAGCATCTCTCTCACTCTTTCCATTTTATTCTTCCCCTTAATTAATAATTTATTTATTAGAAGATTTTAATACTATTATCATATTATCCTTTATAAATACTTTCTCTTTCAATTTCATCCTCTTAATACTCCATTTTAACAAAGAATAAAAAGGAAGAAGTAAAATCGCCAAAAACCAAAGCAATATGTTCATATTCTACTCCGAAAGATTAACGTCTTTTTATCTTAACCGTAAAAGTCATTATTTTATCCACTGTAGAAAACATAAGATTTTTCCCCTTAACAACAAAGACTTCAACTGGGTAGAGTACCAAACCTACTAACCCCCCATATTCCGGGAACCATTTATCCGGCCACCATAAATCGGGAAACCATGTATCCTGAAACCATCCTGGCTGCATCAACATTATGAGCCATCCAGGGTAACTGCAGTTGTGTTGCCGTTGGCATCAACTGTTTTAATGATCCGGTTTTTGAGATCAGCAGAATCACGGCTTGTCAGGGTAGCTGTGCCCCCCCCGGTGGTTTTCAAAGCTATGGCCGAAAATATAATTCTCAACATCTCCTGCATATCATAACTGCCATCTGCAATGCCGGCAATAATATTGGCTACGGAAATGTCATTCCAAGAATCTTTAAGAAGATCGGTTTTAATTTTAACAGCAGCGATCTCAGCGTTGAGATAATCAATCAAGAGTTTAGCGAAACTTGATGCAGTTATATGGCCAGTAACAAGTTCGTCCCATATTGAGTCTATTCCTGTTGCTGAGAGAGCAAAACCGGCCTTATCGGTAAGTGCTCTTGCCGCTGTCGTCCAAACTTTATCTGCTCCAGCCTGAGTAATTCCTACGTCAGCTACAACACTTGCCACAGAACCAACCACATTACCTTGAATACTTGCAGGCGTCGCCGCATTGAGAGAAGCTTTCTGAAGTGCTCCAAAGTCAATATTGTCCTGCCCTTTGACCTGAGCCTTTATATACCCACCCTCTAACGCATCTGGAAGTCGAGATTGGATGTTTGCGATCTCAGTATCTATATAGCCTGCTATAGTTGCAAGCTGAGCATCAATATCGGAATCATCCGCCGGATCAGCAGGTAAATTATCGGTTTTAGCTTTAACGGCTAAAATCTGCTCATATAACGAAGCCCCAGCAGCTCTAAGCCTAAAACTCCCACAAAATCCAGCCGGATTGACAGCGCTGATCGTTAGTGTACAGAATACCGCATATTCACCAACCGCCCAACCAGTCGTATCAATAGCTATCTCATGCAGGCCATCAGTATAATCAGCATGCGTCAATAAGGTGGGTATGCCGCTTGCCGTCGGTATAGCCGCTGCTGCTGCACCAGCCAGCCTAACATCATAAAGGGGCGTTGCACCATCTCCTGCTGCCCCCGCTGTTGTATTAGCAGCAAACCAAAAATAAACTGTATCGCCTATCGCTGCGTCCTTATACATTATAAATTTCCTCCTCTAAATTCAGGGCATCCACTACCACCATATAGATTTCCCCCTCTAAATTCAGGACGTCCGCCACCAGCATCAGCAATATACTCATCCAAGATATAGTTTTCCCCCAGACTCCAGGTAGCATCAATTCCCGATGTCGGAGTAAACCAGAGTTTGCTTTCTCCCAGACTCCACGTTCCTGTTTTATCTTTTGCCATTAGCTAATCACCGGAGTAGGCCAGATATAAACCTCATTTCCAGCCTCGTATTCCATTAATTCAATCTTAAAATCTACCCAATCGGCTTGGGTTGGGGTAAATGTCACAGTCAATGTTTGCGTCCAATCTGTAGGTCCTGTTCGCTGATTAATTGCAGGTTCATTAGTGACTTCTGTCAATACCCCTGCATTCCAATATCGAGCAGTCAGTTTTAAATTACCTGCTGAAATTCCTGCATAGGTAGTTTGCACTTTATAAGTGACCGTATGAGCCACCGCAGTCATCCAGATACGGTGCTTATCAAAGATGACCAATGGACTATTTTGAGCACCACAGTTGGATTGAATATTACTTGCTTCAATACAATAGCCGTTCCCACCATCAGGGTCTACGCTTGGAGCATCACCCACCCCATTACAGGCTGTTTTAAGGACGTCGCCAAAGGCATCAATCGCTTTATAGGCGCCTGCTACACCCCCATAATTTTCTACTGAAACACGCCCAATCCCTCCAATTAAATTTCGATCATGGAGGACAAATGTGTTCTGTCCGTTATCAATAAGAGTAACCAGTCCAAATGGGAAAAAATAATCATAGCTATTTGATTTTATTTCCCCCGAGATGGTATGCCCTGAACCATAGGCAATGCCATAAAGGCAACCAGTTATTACCCCCAAGAGGGTATGCCCTGAACCATAGAAAATGCCATAAAGGCAACCAGTTATTACCTCCGAGATGGTATGCCCTGAACCATAGGCAATGCCATAAAGGCAACCAGTTATTACCCCCAAGAGGGTATGCCCTGAACCATAGAAAATGCCATAAAGGCAACCAGTTATTACCCCCAAGAGGGTATGCCCTAAACCATAGAAAATGCCATAATAGCAACCAGTTATTACCTCCGAGATGGTATGCCCTGAACCATAGAAAGTGCCACAATAGCAACCAGTTATTACCCCCGAGATGGTATGCCCTGAACCATAGAAAATGCCATAACCGCAACCAGTTATTACCCCCGAGATGGTATGCCCTGAACCATAGGCAATGCCATAAAGGCAACCAGTTATTACCCCCGAGATGGTATGCCCTGAACCATAGGCAATGCCATAACTGCAACCAGTTATTACCCCCAAGAGGGTATGCCCTGAACCATAGGCAATGCCACGATAGCAACCAGTTATTACCCCCGAGAGGGTATGCCCTGAACCATAGAGAATGCCATAGCCATAAAATGTCGTCTGTGTGCCAGGTTGATAGGTATTAACAATTTCACAGTCAAATACTCCACCATGAGTCGCCGCTGAAGTAAAATCTACAATAGGTTGATCTTTCGTTGTTCCATTTGAGCGAATTGATACATTCCGACTTGAAAGATATATTCTGGCGCAAGGGAATTGAACAGAATCTACGTTATTGGTAGTTATCGTCAAGGCACCTGCAGCAATAGTTGCAAGAGTATCCCTTTGCTGGTCATAAGCTTCAGGGGCAATATCGGCCAGGACAATCCTATTATGTCCTGCTACAGTCGTCCAGGGGGCGTCTGCTGTAATGTCCTGAATTACGTTCAGTATTTTAGTCGCTGTATTCGTATGCCCGTCATACATCGTAAGTGTGCCATCACCTATGCTGGTAATATCCACAATGGTTGCGTCGTTATTCTGAAGGGCGAGTTTACAGGTGTTTCCCGAGATGATGCGAGTATAATAGATTCTATCAGCCGATAATCCTCCAGGTAAAGTCCCACTGGATTTTACTCTAACTGGAGTTCCAGCCGCAGGAGGGGCAGTACCAAACGTCAAAACGTCTGTATCTACATTTACGTCTGTTGCCTGATTGCAGGTATATACGGTTTTGTAAGTCTCAACAAACCAGTTGGCAGGATGGGTGCAATAAAGGGCTATATCAAGATTTAGAGCCTGGATTTTTGATGTTCCCTGCAAATCAATAATTGCTTTATTTGCAAACGCTAAAGCCCCTGTATTCCCCCAGATTCCATCAGAATTAGCAAGCAATCTGCCACGATTCGTATCTGTTGTTCCTACAAGATTATAACCTGTCCTAATCTTAAGATGCCCTGAAGTGCCATTCATAAAATAGAGCATTCCAGGAGTTGCCCCTCCAGTTATCGTCACTGCGAGAAGTCCGGTATAGGCTGATAAATCATCATCCATTAGAACATTATGACCAGCGGCAATAACAACAGCATCCCCATCAGCAGGCTTTATTCCTCCTACCCAGGTTGCGCCGGCTGACCAATTTCCTGATGCATTTGATGTGATAGTTGCCATTTTATAAAGCCTTTATTTCCAATAAATTCTCTTTAGATTTTAAATCAGATAAATCCTGCCCTAAAACTAAATATCCTTTCTCTATCATCAAATTTTCCACTTCTGTTTCTGTATAAATCATTTCAGAGATGATAATTTCAGAAGGAATATCCACTTTTTTAAGCCTTTCAAATATTAGCAAAGC